GTGATCGCGGGCATCACGGGCAAAGCGATCCTCACGATCAACGACCACCCGGACATGCGAGAAATCTTTGCCGGTCTGAGGAGCCGAAAGGTCGAGCTGACCTACACGGTTGGCCGCGACAAGACGAAGGCCAAGAAGAGCGCGGAGCGGATCTACCGGAGCTGGTGAGCATGGCGGGAAAGGTCAAACACGGGTCGGTCCCGTTCCAAGAACAGATCGATCACTTCCGCCAGAAGGTCGCCTTCCCGGCCGAGCGATGGGACGAGCTGTGGGCCGGCCAGCATGCGCGCGCCTTCACCGTCGCGGGCGCCATGAAAGACGATCTGCTTGTCGACTTCCGCGGCGCGCTGGACAAGGCGATTGCCGGCGGCACCACGTTGCAGGAGTTTCGCAAAGACTTCGACAAGATTGTCGCGCGCCATGGCTGGAGCTACAACGGCACGCGCGGCTGGCGCACGCGTGTGATCTACGAGACCAATCTGCGGACCAGCTACCAAGCCGGTCGCTACAAACAGATGCAGGAGGTCAAAGCGCGTCGGCCGTACATGCGCTATGTGCATGGCGACAGTCGCAATCCCCGCCCGGAGCACGTCGCCTGGCACGACCTGGTGTTGCCCACCGATGATCCGTGGTGGGACACGCACTTCCCGCCCAACGGATGGGGGTGCCGATGCAAGACGTTTGCCCTCAACGCGCGAGACATCAAGCGACTCGGGAAGGACGGCCCAGACAAGGCGCCCAGCGACGGGACCTACCAGTGGACCAACAAACGCACGGGCGAGACCAAGACGATCCCCAAGGGGATCGATCCGGGCTGGGACTACAACGTGGGCCAGGCGGCGTACGGAAAGAAGCTTGCCGAGCAAGCGATGGAGGGATGGAGAGAGAAGAAGGGTGCCGCCTGGGAGCCGCTGGGCACAGCCAACTGGGCGTCGCACGGTCGGCCGGCATTGGTGCCGCGCGATCCGACAGCGAAGAGGCTGGGGCCTCGGCTGGCGTCGACGGCGCGCATGGAGCGCGCGCTGGCCACCCACCTCGGTGCAGCGGAGATGCTCTACGAGGTCCCCGGAGCGCCTGGGCATCGCGTGCTCGTGAATGCGGCGGTGGTTGCTCGCCACATGCAGCCGGCCCGGTCGCCGGTGCTGCCATTGTTGCCCGAGGTCTTTGACGATCCGTTCGAGGTGTGGGCCACGTTCGAACGTCACAAGGGGACCGGTTGGCTCGCGTTGTCCTATACCTTCGTGCGGTCGTTCGATCTCGGCAAAGGCCAGAGCGTCTTGGCGATCGCGACCGCCCGCGATGGCGGGATGACAGCCTGGACCGTGATCCCTGCCAACAGGACGAGCGCGGTCAACAAGCGACGAACCGGAAAGCTGTTGTCGGGAAGATGACAACCGGACAACCGGGGCTCCGCCGCAGCGTGCCCCGGGGGACAGCAGAGGTCACCGGGCGGCGGCCCTGTCCCTGCTGCCTCGCACCTCCAAAGTACACCACTAAACCGCAGGAGACAACATGGCCGGCGTAGGCCTCACCATTGAATACGATGACGTGGCGCTGCAGCGGGCGCTCGGCCGCCTCATGGATGTCGCGGACGACCTCGAGCCCTTGTGGCGTGACATCGGGGAGTACCTGCTGCAGTCGATCGACGCCCGCTTTGATGCCCAGGTGGATCCCGAGGGTACCCCCTGGGCCCCGCTCGCCCCGTCGACGCGGCGACGCAAGCGGGGCAGCAAGATTCTGACCGAGCGCGGTCACCTGAGGGACATCGCCTATCAGGTCCATCCAGACGGGCTCGACGTGGGCACCAACATGATCTACGGCGCGATCCAACAGCTCGGGGGCCAGGCTGGGGGCGGCGTCGAGATCCCCGCCCGGCCCTACCTGGGACTCAGCGCCGACGACGTGGACGAGATCGAGGCCCTGGTCGCGGATTTCGTGGCCGGCCTGGCCGCCCCGTAGCCGTCACCGATACCAAAAGGCCCGGATCGCACCAGGCGCCACTGGAGCCCGCCTGAGCCCCGCTCGGATCTCAACCGAGCGTGGACCCGCCCTCGGCCCGTTCCGTCAAACTTTAAAGCCTCTACAAAGCTCACAGAGGCCGTCCCGTCGGAGGCGACCCCCCCACTTTGGCGGTTGGCCGTGTACGGCGCCGATCAATCCTGGTAATGTGTCTGTTGACGCCGTCTCTATTATAGATGGGACGCGCGTCACCCTTAGCGGCTGGCGGGCCACCTACTAGGTTGGCCTGCATGACCGGGCTGCAGATCTTCCGCGCAGGGCGCCATCGGGCGTCGACGGGCCAGGTGCTCGACTTCTCCGATGCCGATCTGGACGGGGCGATCGCGGCCTATGACCCCAAGCTCCACGAGGCGCCGCTGGTCGTCGGTCACCCGACGGCTGACCGGCCAGCATATGGGTGGGTGCGCAGCCTGGCTCGCGATGGCGCGACCATGGTGGCCGACCCTCGGCAGGTGGACGCCGCCTTCGCCGAGATGGTCAACGAGGGCCGTTTCAAGAAGATCAGCGTAGCGTTCTATTTGCCCGGCGCATCCCACAACCCAACACCAGGGCGCTACTACCTCCGGCACGTGGGCTTTCTGGGGGCGGAGCCACCCGCGGTCAAGGGTCTCAAAGACGCGTCCTTCGCCGATGACGCCGACGACGGTGTTGTCGAGTTCGCCGAGGTTTCCCTCTCGACTCTCTCGACCGCCGCCTCGCTGTGGCGCGGGCTGCGCGATTGGATGATCGGCGCTCACGGTCAGGAAACGGCCGACGCCGTTATCCCGTCCTGGTCCGTCCAGTCGCTCGCCGACGACATCACCCGAGCCGACGCAGCCGCGGCCGGCCCAGAGTTTGCCGAGCCACCTCCCCCCCCAACCCCGGAGACCGAGATGCCCGATCAAATCGCCACCGACCAGTTCGCAACACGCGAAGAGGAGCTGATGCGGCGCGAAGCTGATCTCGCCGAGCGCGAAGCGGTGCTGGCTGCGACCAAGGTTGCCGATCGTCGCAATGAAGCCGTCGCGTTTTGCGAGGGCCTCGCCAGCGAGGGCCGGCTGCTGCCTGCCGACGTCGCCGGCATGGTCGAGTTCATGCTCGCCGACGCCAGCGGCGTGATCGAGTTCGCCGAGGGAGACGGCGCGCCTGTGGCCAAACCGGCGGCCACGTGGCTGCGCGGGTGGCTGTCGCGGTTGCCCGCACAGGTCGAGTTCGCCGAGCTCGCAGCGGGTGGCGGCACCGTCGACGACCCGAGCGACGTGGACGCGACGATCGCGGCCGCACACAAGCTGCGCGCGGCGGCGGCCGAGAACGGTCAACCGCTGTCGTTCGCCGACGCGGTGATGCAGACGCGCAAGCGGTAGTCGCCAACCACACGCCGATAGAGCCATCCACCAAGGAGACATCGATGACGGGACCCCTGATCAAGAGCCACACGGCCGAAGGCGCGATCACCAAGTATCGCATCTGCAAGCCGGGCACCGCCGACGGCAAGATGGCGCAGGCCACCGCCTCCACCGAGACGCTCATGGGCGTCTCCACCGAGCTGAGCAAAACCGACGGCGAAACCGTCGACATCGTGCTGCTCGGATGGGCAGAGGTCGAGTACGGCGGCGCGGTGACGCGCGGGGACCCACTCACCTCCGACGCAAACGGCAAGGCCGTCGCCGCCGCGCCCGCCGCCGGCACCAACGCCAACATCATCGGCTTCGCGCCGGTCAGCGGCGTCGATGCAGATGTGGTCTGGACGTTGATCAACCCGTCGCGCATCCAGGGCTAGGGCTGAGCGCCCAGCCAACCCCAAGCCCATAGGAGCCATCCATGCCCAATGCACCGTTCCCCGTCCACCCCGACTACACGCCGATCGCCATCGGCTATCGCAACGAGCGTCTCATCGCCGACGACGTGCTACCCCGTTCGCCGGTCGGCAAGCAGGAGTTCAAGTACCTCAAACACGCAAAGGAAGACGCCTTCACGCTGCCCGACACGCTGGTCGGTCGCAAAGGGCAGGTCAACCGTGTCGACTTCAGCGCCGCCGAGGTGACCGACTCGACCAACGATCACGGGCTCGAGGATGTCGTGCCGGTGGCCGACAAGCAGAACGCACCTCCGGGCTACGACCCCGGCGCCCGCGCCACGCAGAGCCTTACCGACCTGATCCTGCTCGACCGCGAGGTGCGGGCTGCGGCCCTCGTCTTCAACGCCGCCTCCTATCCGGCCGGACAACAGGTGACGCTCTCCGGCACCAGTCAGTGGTCGGACGGCGTCAACAGCGATCCCATCGGCGACGTGATGACCGCCCTCGACGCGATGTTCGTGCGCGCGAACATCGGCGTCTGCGGCCGCGCCGTCTTCACGCAGCTGGCGCAGCACCCGAAGGTCGTCAAGGCGGTGCATGGCAACTCCGGCGACGCCGGGGTCGCGACCCGCGCGGCGATCGCCTCACTCTTTGAGCTGGACGCCCTCCTCGTCGGCGAGGGTTGGCTCAACACGGCTCGCAAGGGTCAACCGGCCAGCTTCTCCCGGGTGTGGGGCAAGCACTTCGCGCTGCTGCACCGCGATCCGCTGGCCACGCCGCGTGACCGCATGACCTTCGGACTCACCGCCCAGTGGGGCAGGCGCGAGGCCTACTCGTGGTTCGACAAGGATGTCGGCCTGCGTGGCGGTGACGTCATCCGCGTGGGCGAGTCGGTCAAGGAGCTGATCACCGCAAGTGACGCCGGTTACTTCGTGCAGAACGCCGTCGCCTAACACACGCGGCGAACGGCGAACGCCGGCCGCTGCAAGCCAGCAGTGCTCGGAGAGAAGGGCACCGCGCGGTGCCGCGCAGAGGAGACAACATGGCCAAGTACAAGGTGCTCACCCCGATCAAACACGACGGCAAGCCGCACAAGCCCGGCAGCCACATCGACTGCGACGACAGCCAGGCCGAGAGTCTGCTCGCGGCACGGGCCATCGAGGGCGCGAGAGACGCCAAGAAGGACGACAAGAAGTAGCGGGGTGGAGCAGCGGTAGCTCACTGGACTCATAATCCGGAGGTCGCAGGTTCGATTCCTGCCCCCGCCACCAACGACGCAACGAGTGAGGCATGGCATACGCGACGCAACAGAACCTGGTCGACCGATTTGGAGAGGGCGAGCTGCTCGACCTGACCGATCGAGACAACCAGGGCGAGGTCGACGTCGACGCCGTCGCGACCGCGTTGACCGACGCCACCGACACCATCGACAGCTACCTCTCGTCACGCTACACACTTCCCCTCGATCCGACGCCGGGCATTGTCGCTCGCGTCTGCAGCGACATCGCGCGCTATTACCTCTACGAGGATCGTGTCACCGAGCAGGTCGCCGAGCGGTACAAGGCGGCGATCGCTTGGCTGCGGGACATCCAGGCGGGCAAAGCCAACCTCGACGCCGACCCCGCAGGTCTCACGCCGTCCACCTCGTCGGCGCCCGTCGTCGATGCGCCCGATCGCGTCTTCACCACCGAGACGCTGAAGGACTACTGATGGCGTCGATCGCATCCATGCGGCGCGCGATCGCCGCCCAACTCAAGGTCGTGGTGCCTGGGCTGCGGACATGCGAGCCTCACCAGGGGCGCATCGACGCGGCCGAGCTGAAGCGAGTGTGGCAGGCCACTCCCGCGGTTCTCATCGCGTGCCTCGGCGCGAACAAGGTCCAAGTCAGTCCAGGCACGGTGCGCGCCACTCTGCGTTGGGTCGCCTTCATCGTCTGCCAGGCGCCCACCGGCGAGAGCCGCGACGATGCCGCTCTTGTGATCGCGGACGTGCTGTTGCGCATGATACCGGAAGAGCGATGGGGCTCCGACGAGGTCGGCCGGGCCGAGCAACTCCGCGCCGAAAACCTCTACTCCGGCACAGTCGATCGCATGGGTGTCAGTCTCTGGTCGGTGACATGGGTCCAGTCCGTGGAGCTGGCTCCGATGTTTGATGCGACGCTCCTCTCCGATTTCAATCACCTGCATGCCGAGCTCGATGTGGACCGCGACGGCACCATCGATCCCGCCGACCCCGTCGCCGTCCTCGAGGTGCCAATCCCATGATCAACGCAACCCAGTGGTACCTGCTCCCCGTCGCCGGCCGGCTGTGCCGCGACCCCATCTCGCACAAGCCGCTGGATGCGGCGGGGGAGTGGAAGCCGAAGAGCGGGTATTGGCGCCGCCGCGTGCGCGATGGCGACGCAACCCCGAAGGGCGTTGCTGCCAAAACGGCGGAGAAGCCATCCACTCCTCCTCCTCCGGTCCCTCCCGTTGCGAAAGCGAAAGGTAAGAACTAAATGGTCAGCTTTGGAGAGATCCCCAACGACGTTCGGACACCCGGCATCCATGTCGAGTTCGATTCGAGCCGGGCTCTGAAGGGCTCGCCCGCTCAACCCCACGTGGCCTTGCTTGTCGGCCAGCGTCTCGCGACGGGGGCGGTGGCCGCTCTGGTGCCCACCTTGATGACGAGACCGAGCCAGTTCGACGAGTACTTCGGCCGTGGTTCGCAACTCGCTCGCATGGGAGCGGCCTTCAAGGGCGTCAACGAGTACACCGAGGTGCGGGCCATCGCCCTGGACGATGACGCCGCCGGGACCGCGGCGGCTGGCACGATCACGATGGCCGGCGCCCCCACCAAGGACGGCACCCTCTATCTCTATGTCGCAGGCAAGCGCATCCCTGTCCCCGTCACCACCGCCGACACGTCCGACACCATTGCCACCGCGATCGCAGCCGCCATCAACGTCGAGACTGACCTCCCCGCAACCGCCGCGGTGGATGGTGTCGTGACATCCGAGGTCGACGTCACCGCGCGCAACAAGGGCGAGTGTGGCAACTACATCGACCTGCGGCTCAACTACTACGACGGGGAGCAGACGCCTCCAGGTCTCACGGTCACCATCGTGGGGATGACGGGCGGCGCCGTCAACCCGGACATCGGCGACGCGCTCGCGGCGATCGGTGCCTCGCAGTACGCCACCATTGGTCACCCTTACACCGACGCCACCAATCTCGTTGCGCTGGAGACGGAGCTGGCGGCGCGGTGGACCGCCATGAACCAGACTGAGGGGCACGCCTTCACCGCGGCCGCCGGCTCCCTTGCAGAGATGTCGGCCCTTGGCAACAGTCGCAACAGCCCCTTCTCCACGATACTTCCCACGAATGACTCGCCGAGCGAGCCGGCGGTGGTGGCCGCCATGCTCGCTGGCGTCGATGCCGGCGAGCCGGACCCGGCGAGACCGCGCCAAACACTGGCGCTGACTGGCATGATGCCACCGGCACGCGGTGCGGTGTTCCTCCGGTCGGAGCGCGACATCTTGCTGACCGACGGCATCTCGACCTTCACCGTCGACTCGGGCGGCGTGTGTCGCGTTGAAAGGCTCATCTCAACTTACCAAACCAACCCACAGGGCCTGCCGGACACCGCCTACCTCGACGTCTGCACCCTGCGGACGCTGTCGAGGATGCGCTTCGACTTGCGGGCGACGTTCAACCTCAAATATCCACGCCACAAGTTGGCCGATGACGGCACGGACTTCGCGCCTGGCCAGGCGATCATTACGCCATCGATCGGGACGGCGGAAGTTTTGCGGCTTGCGCGGGACGAATGGGTGCCGCAGGGGCTGCTGGAGAACTACGAGCAGTTCAAGAAGGATCTGCTTCTCTCCCGCAATACCGGGGACCCCAGCAGACTCGACGGCATGCTGGCTCCTGACTTGGTCAATCAGTTCCGCCTGGGAGCGTTCCTTCTTCAATTCATTAAGTAGCCCGGCGGCGAGCCAGTCAGTCGCCAGGCGTAGGAGTCCGTACCGATGCCCAAGGTCACAGGGATCATGCGCGCCAAAATTGATGGTGCAGTGCTCGACATCAAAGAGCAGACAGGGAAGCTCGACACCGGCGGGATGGAGCGGAGCCCGCACATGGCCGGCAAGAAAGTCGTCGGCTTTTCCGAATCACCGAAGCCCGCCGTCTTCACGGCCACCGTCATCCACACCGCTGCGATGGACACCGACGAGATCAACGGTTGGGAGGACAAGACCCTCGTGGTCGAGACCGACTGCGGCGTTCAGTGGATGATCACCAACGCCGCGACCACCAAGCCCGTCGTCGTCTCTGGTGGCGGCGAGAGCGAGTTCGAGATGCAGGGCAATCCCGCTGAACAGATCGCCCCCTAGCACCCTTCGGCGACGCAAGGAGCACCACCTATGAACCCCAATGAGAACACCCAACCCCAGACGCCAGCGCCTGGCGATGTCGTTCAAAACCAAGACGGGAGCACGACCGTCCATCTGCGGGCCCCATTCGAGCATGCGAAGGTGCTGGTCGATCGCATCACGGTCCACGAGCCCAACGCCGCGGAGTTGGAGGCGCTCGACAAGGGCACGGGGAACGTCTCAGCCAGCAACCAGCTCATCGCAGAACTGTCCGGTCTGTCGTTGATGGCCGTGCGCAAGTTGAAAGCGCGTGACTGGGCGACGGTGAGCGAGCTCGTCAACGAGTGGGTGGGAAAGCCCCAAGCAACTGGAGGGACGTCCTAGGCGACCTCGCGTACGTCTTCCACTTCCAACCGTCGGAGCTTTGGCACATGCGCGTGAGCGAGATGTTGTTCTGGCACGCCCAGGCCAACCGGATAGCGGACGAGTCCAGAGGGTGATGCGGTGGCCGACGAACTGAAAGTAGGCATCGTCATCCGGGCGGTCGACCGCACACGGACGGCCGTCCGCGAAGCGACCAGCAACTTCGCGGCGCTGAAGGCAGGCGCCAGTCGCTACAACAAGGCGATGGAGCGCGCTGCCAACCGGGCGGTCGACCGGACACGGACCGCCGGCCGCGAAGCGACCAGCAACTTCGCGGCGCTGAAGGCAGGCGCCAGTCGCTACAACAAGGCGATGGAGCGCGCTGCCAACGTCAGGCAAGCGGCGGAGGGCGTTGCTACTTTCGCCCAGACTGCGCGCGAGGCGGTCAAGGGCCCACTCGAGGCATTCTCTACCTTTGAAGCTGAGATGTCGCGGGTGAAGGGCCTCACGAGAACGACCGGGGTGGAGTTTGAGGCGCTGAAATCCAAGGCCCTGGAACTCGGCGCGTCCGTCGGCGAATTCTCCGCCCTCGATGTCGCGCGCGGTATGAGCGAGTTTGGTGTGGCGGGGCGCCAGGTGGACGAGATCCTGTCCGCGCTTCCGGCAACGATGGATCTTGCAACGGCCGCAAGCGTCCCGATGTCGCGCACCATCGAGATCAGCACCGGTGTGATGGGGGCGTTCAACCTGGCAGCAGATCAA